TGTGGGCACTTGTACCAAGCCTGTTTGACGTCCACCAGTGGCAGATGGTCAACCCTGAAGTCAGACATGGGTTTGTCGAAGCCGGGGATCACGACGTCGTTGAAGAAGGACAGGCTGACCCAGGTTCCGCAGGTTTCGTGCTTGACCATCCTGATGGCCTGGGACGATTCAGCGTACCGTGCAGAGATGCCAAACCCTGGTAATGTAGGAGTTGAGAACTCTCGCTTCAGTTTGAGGTCCGAGTGTTGCAGACGGGAGCTGAATGATGAGAGAACATCTTGAGAACAAAAGTCTAACTCGTCCACAATCAGTAGGTCTAAGTCGACCGAGATGGCTGAGGTCGTACCGGACGTACCTCTGAGGATCAAGAAGCAGGAGCCGATCTTTTTAATGGACGTGTTATCGGTATCGTTTGAGACCAGCTGGGCAATCTTGGGGCTGGATTCAATCGCGGGGTTAAACCGTGACTGTGTGAACTCTCGGGCAAAGGCTGAGGTCGGCAAGACGTAAGCGGCTTTCAGGTAGTCGTTCTGTGCCAGGAAGGCCAGGATTAACCTTATCTGTAGTGTGGATAATCCCGTCTGAGCGGGTTTGATTACAGCCACCTCCTGTTCTTTACAGTCAGCGATGTCGATCTGGAACTCATGGTGTTCCCAACTCCAGGAAAGTCGATCACTGCGAGGGTGGGTAAAGTTGTTGGTGATCCAGTCCGAGGTGATCAACGAGGTCTTATCGACCTGAGCCTGTACGGACTCACGAAAGTTTGCTATTAGGCTATTTCCCATGGCATGCACCCTGTTGGTCAACCTTTAGGTTAACTATAAAAAATCTATTTCCCATGTTTCATCTCCGGTACAAAGTCATGGCACTGGACTCGTCCGCCCTGGTCCCTTGTAAAATGGTAATGTTTATACTCGATCATACCCTGTAGCTCTTGTGGCTCAAAGACTTTGCCACACTTGAACCGGATCGGGCACCTGTGGTTGGCACAGACAGATACCTTAAGCATTGGTTTTCACCAGCTCGTCGAATTTGGTAAAGAACTTGGTCTGTGATTCTCGATCCAGTTCTTTAATGGCATGGGTGACCGCTTCCCGGAGGGTGGCCACTTCCTTGAGGTGGTCGATCATGGCTTGGTTCTTCAGGTACAAGCTGATCAGTGAGGAGGAGCTGGAGATCAGAGCGGATATGGTCTTGACGTCAACATCTTCCAGCAGGTGTCCATCAGCTGCAACCAACTGGTCACGTATCTTACGAACCAGAGCAAATTGTTTTTCTACTTCATCGACGGTAAAGACGGTTTCGTCCAGTTCATTGGCCACAAGCTTTCGCAACCTCTTCTTGTGGTTTGGGCCAAGTAGGTCTTGCATCTCCTCAAGGTCTAGGATGCAGTCGTTGATTTCGTCCAAGCTTCTCAGGTAGTCGGACCGGGTACCGATGACGGGTGAGTTCATAGTAATGTACATTATAGTAAGTTAAACAAGACCTTAGAGCTATGCAAGCCCCTTGGTATTTGCAATAATCGCAATTATTTGAAAATCCTCTCTGGAGTTCACATGGCCGAAGCCCCTCCAATTAATCTACCTCGTAAGGTCATTGCGACCAAGGTACCCGTTACTGACGTTGGTTACAGGAAGGAGAACGGAACCACCATCTCGGATACGGAGCGTCAGTACTTTAACACGTCCATTGCCGACCTGAGAACCCTTAACCAGACCACTGCGATCAGGATTCTGACTAGGACAGACGGTAATTTCTCGGCGGCACTGAACGCATACCTGCAGCTGGGTATGAGTTCTGGCTATACCGTCACAGCTTACCAAGCGGGCACCCATCAGTTTGACCCAGCGGCAACCCTTGCAGCGCAGTCAGTGGTGGCCTCGTTAGACACCCTGTACGATTACACCGAGGGGTTCTCATCCAAGGCCTCATTGGACAGCCTGTTAGAGACCCTCATCAAAGAGGTTCTGCAGACCGGTGCCTGTATGGCCGAGTTGGTTCTGAACAAATTCAGGTTGCCAGAGGAGATCGTGTCGATTCCCTTGAACACCATCGAGTGGGTATCCAAGGCGGACGGCCGGCGCTACCCAAGACAGATACCAACCTCAGGCGACAAGATACCGTTGGACTTGCCGACGATCTTCTATGCCGCGCATGCCCAACAAAGCAACAGCATATTCCCAAGGTCACCGTTTGAGTCGGCCTTGAACATGCTGTATATGTACCAAGGTTTGTTAGAAGACATCTTCAAGGTTATCCGACGCACAGGCCATACCCGTATGGTGGTCAAGATTGTGCAAGAGTCGGTCATGAAGATGGCAGACCCAGACACCTTGGCTGATCCGGAGAAACTGGCCACGTTCTTTGACTCGACCCGGCAGCAGATCGAAGACATCCTGAAGGACTTGAACCCTGAAGATGCCGTGGTCCTATACGACAGTGCCGAGATTGACAGCATCTCGGCAGCAGGCGACAAGGCTGACTACGCCAGCATGCTGGACACCCTATCAGGGATGCTGGCATCATCCTTGAAGACCATGCCATCCATACTTGGTATGCGTATAGGTGGGTCGCAGTCCCTGAGTAACACCGAGTCACTGGTATTCCTTAAACTGGTAGAAGGCGTTAGACGTCCTGTGGAAGCGGTCATGAGCAGAGGTCTAACCCTGGCTGTTCGTTTGGTCGCTGGCACAGACAGTTACGTCAAGTTCAAATTCAAACCGGTTGACCTACGTCCTGAGAGTGAGCTGTCGGCACACAGATCGGTCGATTTCCAGAACGTTCTGCGTAAATTATCAGCGGGTTACATCACCGATGACGAGGCGGCACACTTGACAGGCACCTTCCCAAGAGCGCCTGGAGCACCCAACTTGTCCGGAACCGGTTTCATGGATAATATGATTCCACAGCAGCCGAAAGATATGGTCACCGATAAAGACGGTGCGCAAGGCAAAACACTTAACGAAGGCACATCCAAAGGTAGTGCCACTTCAAACGGAGGCGGGAATCCTAATGGCTAAAAAGCAAGCAGAAACACACTGCAGAAAAGAACTGTGGTTGGGCGATGAGGAGGCTCACCAAGAGCTGATTGCCATCAGACAAAAGATTTCTGATGCCTCACCAGAGATGGTGAAGAAAGCCTCGGACTACGATGATGAGGAACACGACTCACATTGGATGGTCGACATTGATGGTAGCGTGGCGACCATCTCAATCGTGGGACCTATGGAGAAAGGCCGAGCGGGGGTCTGGGGTCTTTGGTTTGGTTTCGTTGGTTACGACGACATCAAGGAAGCCATCAACTCAGCCATCAAGCAAGGTGCAAGCAAGTTCATCCTGGACTGGGCCACCCCCGGTGGTACCGTAGACGGCATTGCCGACATGGATGAGTTCCTAAAGGAGTTCGTGGACGAGTATGAAGTGGTGTCCTTCACATCTGACCGGGCCACATCGGGCGGACTGTGGCTTGCCACTATCGCTGATGAGTTCTATGCAACCGCCATGGCCCAAGTCGGCTCACTGGGGGTTATCGCAGTCCACACCGAAGTCAAGGATATGTTGGATGCAGCGGGCATTACCAAGACTGTTTTCAGGTCTGCACCCAACAAAGCCCTGGGTAGTCCTTATGAAAAGCTGACCAAAAAGGCGGAAGACAAGATCAAGGAGGACCTTGCTGTAACGCATGAGTTCTTTATTGATGCTATCGTCCGAAACACTGGCATGCCTAGAGACTACGTGGCTACAGAAATTGCTACCGGGGACGTATGGTATGGAGCCGACGCTCTAGCCAAAGGACTGATCGACGGTGTCAAGAGTTACAAAGAAGTTTTTATTGCACTTTCGGGAGAAAGTGAAGAAAATACAAGCAATTATCAAAACTCACAAGGGGTGGATATGAAACACAAAGTCATCTCGGCTAAGACACAGGCGGCTATCGCCTCCGGTGTTCCTGTAGACGTAGCGCTGGAAAATGAACAAGATGTGACGACTGAGGAAGAAGAAAATACTTCTACTGAGGAAACCTCATCTACCGACGAAACTGAAGAGGTCGAGGGTACTGAAGAGGAAGCATCCACTGCTACCGAAACAAAACCAGTCGTTGCCGACGCAGGTTTGTCACAACTCATTATGGATTTAACCTCACAATTGGCCGATGCGAAGACTAAGTTGTCTACTGCAGAGGCTGAGTTGACCAAAATGTCTGGTACTCATGACTCTATGAAGAAGGTGGTCGTGCAGTCAATTCAACGAGGTCAGGTTGCATTAGGCTCTCCCGCTGCTGACACCGAAGCCCTTATGGGTTGCGATGCCAGTGTACTGGTGCAACAACATGCACAGGTTGACGCTCAGTTATCTCAGCGTTTTCCTATAGGTGGAAGAGTCACAAGCCAAGTCGAAGAGTCTTCTTCAGAAGACCAAACGATGGCAGCTGTGTTGCAAAGAAACGAACAAATCCTGTTGGATTTGGCCCGCTTTAAAAAGTAAGTAAGTAACCATTCAAACTTGAGGTAATAAAAATGACCACATTTGTTTTTACTGAGTTAGTCAACAGCCCACATGCAGACGTCGTTTCAGCGGCTCTGGGTGTCAACGCTGCTGGTAAATTCTCGGACAAAGATATCGGCAAGCCAGTCAAAATGGCTGCTAACAACAACTACGTGTTGTGCGCACTGAATGACGAGATCGAAGGTTTCGTGAAGTCTGTTGAGGCATTCACCACCAATGACGGCTTCTCGTTCGGCTCTGTCATGAAAAACACCCGAGTCACTGCCCAGGTTGATGCTGCACAAACAGGCACTTTGGTTGTTGGTGAGTTGTGTGCGGCAGGTACTTCAGCTGCTTTAGGCACTGCAAATACCTACCCAAAAGTTATTCAAGGCACACCCGCTAACCACAAGTGGCGCGTGATCCGTAACATCAGCGGTACCGGTGTTGCTGGCGACTTGGTTCTGATCGAAAAAATCTAAGTGAGGACTTAAGAAAATGGCAAAAGAAAATGAAGTTAGTTTTGTTGACGCCTCTGGCCAAAGACAACAAGTCGAGCTGGACGTCACACACTACATGGAAGCCGCTGACGATCAGTTGTCACTAAGCCAACTGTACGCCCGCAAATTCCCAACCGCCGTCGATGGTGCTACCGCTTTCGAGCAAATGGTTGCATCAGCTGGTATCCGCTTAAGAGCAGATACAGCCAGAGGTATCCCAGCGTCCTCCATGAAAGAAATCATGCATGGCAACTTGGATAAGTCTGTCGGCACCATCGTTCGCCCTAACGGTTCCGAGCGTCAAACCACTGCAGGCCGCATCTTGTTCCCAGAGATCATGATGAACCTGATCAACGAGACATTGACCTCAAGCAAGGAAGATTATTTGACTCCTTGGGAGAGCGCAATCGCGTTGCGTACTTCAGTGACCGGTCCTCGTGTTGATCAACCTTTGATCAATGTGACCGCACCTGAAGGTTCAGCGGCTCAACCAATCGGTCAGTTGGCAGAACCAGCTACCATGGTGAGCATCTCCTTGAGCGATAAGTCATACACCATCCCTACCAAATCTATCGGTTTGCAAATCGCTGATCAAGCGTTGCAAGCAACTACGATTGACTTGGTTGGTATTGCGTTGGCCTCACAAGCTCGTGGTGAACGTATCCGCCGTATCGAAGAAGACATGGCCAATATCATCAGTGGTGACACTGACTTTGGTATCAACGCTGTGTCTTTTGCCAACGCGTCATCTTTTGACGCATTGGTTACCGGTCCGGTCGTGCTGACCCACAAAGCGTTTGTGAAGTGGTTACGTGCGAACTACCAAAAAATGACTATCACCCACATGTTGGGCGACATCGACGCTGCGTTCAACGTGGACAGCCGCACCAACAAGCCTTTGGCTACCAACGACAACTCGGCTCGTCAAGCGTCATTCCCAGTTGATTACTCAATTGAGAACATGGGCTTGCCGTCTCCACGTCTGTTGTTGTTGCCAACCAGCATCATCGGTGCGAACCGTTTGGTGGGCTTTGATAGCCGTTTTGGCTTGCACGAAATCACCAACGTTTCAGCCAGCTACAGCGCAATCGAAGAGTTCGCTCTTCGTCGTAGCAAAGGTATGCGTTTTGATTTCGGTATTGCCTTGGTCAAACTGTACGACGAAGCGTTCACTGGTTTAACCATCGGTGCGTAAAGCGTAGTTAGGCCCTGGTGGTTCTGAACCACCAGGGCCTTTTTCTTAGGAGAAATTTATGGCAACAGCACCACAAAAGAAAGTGGAACCCAAAGCCCCAGCGACGACCGATGTACGAGTCCAAGTATTGGCCGGCCGTCTACGTCACCCGATCACTGGCACCATCTTCCGCGAAGGAGCGGTCGTCGATGTGATTGATTTGGACTCAGACGACAATGCGTTCGTCCGCCACCAGATCGAAGCGGGCTTATTCAAAGTCCTCGACTGATGTTCGAAATAGATTCCGACCACAGTAGTGAAATGGAGCAACTGCTCCTTGACGCTGCTGTGGCGAATATTCGTAAGAAAAGCCATGAACCAATCCCCGTAAATCAGTCGGGCGTTTGCTGGACATGCGGTGAGCCAGTGAGTGACGGCCGACGTTGGTGTGACGCGGATTGTAGGGACATGGCTGACTTGTAAGACGCTTATTTAAAAGGTAAACTCGCTGTTATGAATCCAAAAATCAACGAAGCGGGTTTAGCCCTTATAAAGAAATTCGAGTCACTACATGATGGTGACCTCTCAGCTATTGGCCTGCAGCCAAAGCAATGCCCAGCGGGAATATGGACCGTAGGGTATGGGCATGCGCTACGCGGCAAAAGCGGCAAGTTCCTAACGGGGCCCTCAGGCAAGGCCGAGGCTTACGCCTTATATAATAACATGAGTGTCGAGTGGGCAGATGATCTACTCCAACAGGATGTGGAATATTTCGCATCAGCCATCTCGGGGTTCATTCGAGTACCCGTTACAGAAAACCAATTTTCAGCCCTTGTTAGCCTTGGCTACAACATCGGCATCAATGCATTAAAAAACTCCACAGTCATTAAGCGGTTGAACGCTGGCAACACGGAAAGTGCTGCCGAGGCGATTCTGTGGTGGAACAAGGCCTCGGGCAAAGTACTAGGTGGTTTGGTATTACGACGAGAGGCCGAGAAAGACTTATTCTCAAAGCCTTAAGGAGGTAATAGCCATGCACCTCGAAGTGGATGTAACTTGGATAGCCACAGGAGCTGCGGCGGTCATGGGTACAATGGTCACCTTGTACACCAGAGCAGTAAACGCCGAGAACCAAAATCTTAAAACGGAGCTTGAGCTGATGAAAACCCAGCATAAAAGTGATATATCCCGAATAGAGGGGGCTCACGATGAGATTTGGCAGGAGATCAAGCTTCATAGGGATTCTTTGGCTCAGAACCGAGAAGCGGTCATCCGTCTTAACTCCAGTATCGAGCGTCTGAATGACATACTTCCAAGGCTGGAGCAAGTTGTGATGGGGATGACCCTACATGACCCCAGCGTCACCCTCTTCAACCGACGTGCCACAGATAAGCATGTCAGGTGGAGTGATACACAAGAGAATTACGAAGGCCCAGCGCCGGCGTAATTTCAATATACATCAGGAGTCCATAATGGATTTGTTACCAGAGATACAACAAGGCCCGCTTGCCGTTGAACTAGCCCCTCTACTAGCTGCTGCAGATAGTGAAGGCATTTACGAGGTATTAAACCGTAAGGATATACCCGCCTATGGCAAGCTGGAGTCCCATAACATCAAGCAGTACTTGTCATTGGAGCGCCTCAGAATACCCATCATGGATAGCCCAGCACTTGCTTGCAGAGAAGCTACCCTGGCTATGGCCGACTTCCCCGTGTTTGATCTAAGCAACCCCATGATCCTGGCTACGTTTGAGTCGATCCTAGATGGTTTGGTTGCGGAGGAGATGATCCCGGACTTCACAGAAGTACACAAGGCCACTATCTTGTACCTTGCTACAACCAATATCAGCCGAGCGCAACAAATCGGTCAACCTATTTCAATCGAGGATGTGCGAAGAGCCATCTGGAATGACGACGGTTCTCGGAGAGCATAATGACCGCAACAACTTTGACTAAAACAGACCGCACCATTATCGCGGCTGGCTCCAGTAACGCAGCTGGTGGCACCCTTCGTGGCGTTATTGATTTACGCACAGCCCAGGGTGGTCTACTGACCATGAAGATCACCAATGGTGCAACAGGCCCTTCAGTTCAGTGCGAGGGTAGAGTGCTTATCGCCCACTCAACAGGTTCCGTACCGGCCCCTGGGGGCGCAGGTGCTGTCTGGAAAACCCTGTGGGCATTTGGTGGGGGCACCGTGTCGAATGCCATAACCGAACAGTCGTTTGACGTGAGCCCA